GAAAGAAAAAGAAATGAGTATAGAGTATAGGGGAGAAACCTTTAGTGGTTTACGCATACCTAAACGTACTCCAAGTCATTCAACAAAGTCACATGCTGTATTAATAGGAACTCAAGACAAGCCTAAGATGATTAGGTTTGGTGAACAAGGTGCTGAAACTAATAAATCTAAAAAACAACGTGATGCGTTTAAGAATAGACACCAAAAGAATATTAAAAAGGGTGAGACATCTGCAGCTTACTGGGCTAATAAAACTAAATGGAAAGCATAGGAGAATGCAATGGCAGGAACAACACAACTAGATGCAGTCAATACTATGTTATCTGCTATTGGAGAAGCACCAGTAAGTAGTCTGTCATCTGGATTGATAGAAGCAGAGATAGCTGAAACAATATTAAACACAATAGACAGAGAAGTACAATCTATGGGTTGGCACTTCAACAAAGAATTAAACAAAAGCTTTGCTCAAAGTACAGATGGTGAAATAATTCTACCTAATAATATATTAAGAGCAGATGCTACACTTGCACCACAGAGTCCTGACTTAGTACAACGTGGTTTAAAAATGTATGACAAGAAGAACCACACGTTTAACATAGGGACTAATACATATTTAGATGTAATAGTACAGTTAGACTTTGATGACTTACCTGAGGTAGCTAAGAGATATATCGTACTACGTGCTACTAGAGTCTTCCAAGACAGGGTAGTAGGTTCAGGTACATTACATGAATTTCAACTAAGAGATGAGCAGAGTGCATTACTACAATTAAAAGAGTTTGACCAAATAACAGAAGATAACAATATCTTTGACAATTATGACACATATGCTATCATCGACAGACAGGGACGGAGAACACTTTAATGGCACTCATCAGTCAATCTATCCCAAATCTTATAAATGGGGTATCACAACAACCACCATCTTTAAGGCTTAGTACTCAAGCAGAACTACAAGAGAATGGTTTGTCTAATGTTGTAACAGGATTATCTAAACGTCCTAGTTCTTCACACATAGCTAACTTAGGTACAATCTCTAACTTAGATAAAGCTTTTATACATACTATTCGTAGAGATGAGAATGAATTTTATTCTATGGTAGTAGATACTGCAGGTACTATAAGGGTGTTTGACAAAGAGGGTGTATCTAAAACCGTAACTAATAATGCTGCTTCTTACCTAAGTGGTCTAACTGACCCTAACAAAGAACTAGCAGCTGTATCAATAGCAGACTCTACTTTTATTGTTAACAAGAATACTATTGTAGCTAAAGGAACTGCTACTTCTTCAAGTCGTAATCCAGAAGCTTTAGTATATGTTAAACAAGCTGACTACTCTTCAACATATCGTTTAGTATTAACCAAAGGTGGTAATACTAGTACTGTAGAATTTGCAACAAAGTCTTCAACACAAGACACAACTTCTGAGACACAGAATGCAGAACGTGGTGCATCAACAGATTTGATTGCTACTAACTTAAACACTTTTTCTGGAACTGCTGTTAATACAACTTACTACGAGAATATAACTGATGGTAGTACTGTATCAGGTTTAACAGTTACACAGTATGGTAACGTCTTACATATCCAATCTACAAATAGCACTGACTTCCAAGTAGAAGTAGGAGACTCTCATGGTGGAGACCATCTACTTGTATTTAAAGATGAGACAGCTGACTTTAAAAAGTTACCTGTAGAAGCACCAGTTAATTATACTATTAAAGTATCAGGTGATAATCAAAAAGCTCAAGATGATTACTATGTAAAGTTTACAGATGAAGAAGTATGGAAAGAAACATTAGAGCCTAACATTCTTACACAGTTAGATGCTTCTACAATGCCACACAAGTTAACTAAGTTAGCCAATGGTAACTTTCAGTTTGACCCTGTTACATATGATGAAAGAACTGTAGGTGATGATAACACAAACTCTTATCCTTCTTTTGTAGGTTTTACTCTAAGTGATATATTCTTCCATCGTAATAGACTAGGTGTACTAGCTGATGAGAATGTTATCTTTGCTAGAGCAGGTGAATTTACAAGCTTTGACTTCTTTCGTAAATCAGTATTAACTATAGTAGACAGTGACCCTATTGATGTAGCAGTCTCGTCTAACAAGGTTAGCATACTTAAACATGCTGTACCTTTTAACGAAGCTTTACTATTGTTCTCAGATTTAACACAGTTTAAACTTACTGCTGACCCAGTACTAACACCTGAGACTGTTAACATTGCTAACACCACAGAGTTTGAGGCTTCACTAAGAGCTAAACCAGCACAGGTAGGTAAGTTTGTTTACTTTGCTTCTAAGAGAGGAGCATGGTCTGGCTTATGGGAATACTTTGTAGACACTGACACAGACACTAACGATGCTACAGAGGTTACAGCACATGTACCTGAGTATCTAGACGGAGAAGTCATAAACATAGAAGCTTCTTCTAATGAAGATATGATACTCGTACAAACAGATAATGACCCACAGGCTCTATATGTATATAGATACTACTGGAGAGGTAGAGAAAAGCTACAAGCCTCTTGGTCACGTTGGACATTTAGTGGTGATGTTATAGGTGTTTCTTTTAACCGTGCTGATATAACTTTACTGATAAAAAGAGGTAATGATTTATATCTAGAAAGAATTAATTTATCTGTAGATGATGCTACTAACTATACTACTAATAAGTTTAGTATACACTTAGATAGAAGAGTACAACTAGAAACAAGTGGTTTAACAACTATACCTTATACTGATGCTGGTGTAATTTATATAGACCAGACAGGTAAGATTATAGACTTAAGTGCTGTAGCAGGTAAACTAGCTAATAGTGAAGTAGTCTATGCAGGTGTACCTTTTGAATTTAAATATCAATTCTCTGAACCAGTTGTTAAAAGTGGTGACAAAGCTATAACGACAGGTAAACTACATATAAGAAACTATGCAGTTGTTTATAGTAACACAGGTTTCTTCCAAGCAGAAGTAACACATTCTAAACGTACTCCTTATGTAAGAAACTTTACAGGACGTATTGTAGGTGCTGCTTCTAACATTCTAAACCAAGCTGGTATTGACTCAGGTACTTATCGTTTTGGAGTACTAGGTCATGGTGATGAAACAAGCATTGTACTAAAAAGTTCTAGTCACTTTCCTTGTGTCTTTCAATCAGCTGAATGGGAAGGGTTCTTTGTATTACGTTCTAGGAGACTCTAATGGAAGTTTATGTTAGACAAAGTATTCAAGAAGATATAGATTACTTGGTTAACAATCTTAGACCTGAAGATAAAGAAGAAGTAGTAGCTTCTCATGGTAGTACTAAAGAAGCTCTACAAACAGGTTTTGATATATCAGAAGAATGTTGGACATTTCTAGTAAAAAAGACAGACGAGATAGCAGGTATATATGGAGTAGCCAGACAGTCTGACATGGTTGGATGTATATGGCTACTTAGTACTCCTGCTATTACAAAGGTATGGTTACCTTTTCTAAGACAGTCTAAAAAAGTAACACAACAATTAAATAAAAAATATGCTATTTTAACTAATGCAGTTGATGCAGACTATACTTTATCTATAAAATGGTTAAAGTTTTTAGGTTTTACTTTTATTAAAAAGCATGATAAATACGGTGAAGGTGATAAACCCTTCTTAGAATTTGTGAGGATATAAAATGGAACCCATGACCATGCTCAGTATTGGGCAACAAGCTTTAAGTTTTCTTGAAAAAGGAAAACAAGCTAAAGAACAGCAAGCAAGATACGAAGCTAATAGGATTGCTGCAGTAGCTGCACGTGACTTAAAGATTCAAACATTAAATAAAAGAGCTATACAAGAGTCAGAAGTAATAGCAGAAGATAAACTGGCTTTGGCTCTTAAAGCATTAGAAACAAAAGAAAGACAGAAGGTAGCAGCTGGTGAAGCAGGTGTAGCTGGTAAAACTGTTAAACAGCAGATAGCTTTAACAGAAGCCAGAGAACTCAGAGGGGTCTCAAAGTATAATGCTAGTATTAAGAACCTCCTTACACAAGTTGAACTAGAAAAAGCTGGTCTTAATGCACAAGCTATGAACCGTATTAACTCTATGCAACAAGGTCAACCACCTAGTTTAATTGGTGCAGTAGCCACTGGTATTGGTGCAGCAGCAGCAGCTGACATTAAATATGGTGATGGTAAAATGTTTGGCATTGATTTAAAAGGTGATGTTAATGTTAGTAACTTTTTTAAAAATGGTAAAACAGAACAATCTTTACCTTCTTCAGGTAATTTTGAATTTTCAAGCTACACTAAATCTTCAGGTATATTTTCATAAGAGGAACTCATGGCAAAAAAAAGAACTATAGTAAAGGGACTAAATGTAGATGCCACTAACTTAGCTGGTATTTCTACTAAAGCTATAGCAAGTCCTGTTGAGACTTATGTAGCACCAGCTCAAGAAAAATCTAGTCTTTCACCTTTATCTGAATTTGTAAATGCTATAACTCCTGCTGTTCAAGCAGCTGCAGATAAACAATTAGAAGAAAAACTAAAACGTGAAAGACGTATAGAAAACTTTAACTTTGAAAAAAAACAAAACCAAGTTAAAAACGAAGCTCTGATATTTAGTGCTCAGATAAAAAATAATTATGACCAAAATAAAGAAGCTTACCTCAACGCACCTGATGAAACAATTATAGATGATATAGATAGACATAAATCTAATTATAAAGAAAAATTAAGAGAGTCTGGTGTAGATGAACTACACATTGAAACCTATGATGCTCATATGGAAGAACGTAAAGTTCTTTTTCTAGCTGATTTAAATGAGGCTAGGAAAGCTGACGTTATATCTAAAGAAGATAAGCAGATGGCTGATGCTGCAATAAGCATTAGTCTACAATATAAAGACAATCCAGAAAAAGGTGCTGAGTTATTACTAGATTGGTTTGAAACTCAAGCTCAGACTTATCGTACTATAGATGGTAAAGCTAACCCTAAAAGGATAGGAAATATTCTTTTAAAACTAGCAGATGATGTCAAAGATGAGAATCCTAATAACATTTATTTAAAAGCTTTGGAAAACCTTCCACAACCTTTTTTAGATACTAAAGAAAACTTAGCTTTAGCTAGTCAACTAAGAGCTAAAAGAGATAAGTTTGGAGTTAAACAGCAGAGAGTTACCAACATCCAACAAGGTATGCAAGTAGCAGTAGATAAAGGTATAATTCCTAATTTAATGGGTTTAAAAGCTACTAAAGAAGAAAAAACTTTTGCTTTATTTAATACCACATTAACTATAGCTGGAAAAAAAGTACCTTTTGCAGAATTAAATGCTAAACAAAGAGCAGATGTTTTTAAAGCAACAGGTGTTCTTCCTGAGTTTGTTACAAATACAGTTGTAAATACTGTAAACCTAGTAGACTCAGGTGCTGAATTTACTAAGGAAGACAACGAAAGAATCAGACAAGGTTTTCTCCAGTACCAAATCTTAAAAGCTGCTGGTATTCCTACAAGTCAATATCTTACTGCTGACCAAGAAAGAAAACTAGAAGCAATGGATTTATTGCTAGTTAGGGAAGCTCAACAAGGTTTATTTAAACCAAATGAAGAACTAAGTGAAGCTGACTATACTCCTGAAGTGGATTATACAACTGCTAACTATGTAGGAGCATCTAGAGATATACAAAAATTATCAGCAATTAAAAGTTTACCTGATATAGATGTGAAGACAACAAAGGAAATTAAAAAACAATTAGGAGACTTAAAAGATTTACCTACCTTTACTTTATTAGCTCAACAAGCTATAAGTGATTATCGTTATTTTGTATCGATGGGTGCTAGTCCTGATGATGCTTTAAAAAGAGCAACTAACGTAGCATTAAAAAATAGTCCTGTAGTAGAATCAGCTGGAGATAGAGAAATTAAGTATTCTTTTACTAATCTACATGCAAGTCTTCCTTCAGGTATAAAAGACCCTAGAGAAATTATAACAAAGATGAACAAGAGTTTATCTAATAATAAAGCTTTACAGCAGTATATAAGAGGTATAAAAGGAATTGAAGGTGAATACGATATAGGTTTAACTTCTAATCCTGTTAATCCTACAGAAGTATATCTTACAGTTATGCAAGAAGGTAAACCTTCAGTAAATATTTTAAGTGTGTTTGATAAAGTTAAAATACTTTCAGACCCTAAGGTGTTGTATAACATGGTTGCTAAAGATTTAGTAGCAGCTAAAGAATCTCCTGATGAGAATAGTATAGAACCTTTAATTAGCTTTGACAGTGATGTACGAAGAGAACGCACTCCTAAGAAGATAGGAGAAGGTGAGATTGCTCAGAGTATTTTAGAAACTCCTACAACAATTAAGTCTCTTCTTAATGATATAGGAGATTTTATTATTGAAGCTACTGAGTCTGAAAAAGACTTTGTTACTGAAGTAGAAAATGTTAAAAAGCTTGGAGATGATGTTATAGCAGCTCTTAAAGAAAGTCCTGCAGATTTAGTAAAGTTTTTAAGAAGTGGTGGAGGTGAACTTGATGTTGCTAATGAGGGACAAGTATTTACTTATAACAGACTAGGTAAACCTATAGATTATAAACAAGTAGGAAGAGAGTTCTTTAGAATTAAAGAAGACGGTACTTTAGCAAAAGACCCTGCTAAAGCTGCCATAAAATCTAATTTAGAGACTGTATCTGGAGGAGGTACTTCTCCTTTTATAACTAAGAAAGGTGAAGAAAGAGAAGGAAAACCTATAGGAGAGGTCTTGATGGAAGGTGCAGGTGAACTTTTAAAAACCCTAAATCCTATTAGTTCAGCAGGTGCTTCTACTTTAGACGAAAGTCAAGTAGGTGAATTCATACCTAGTAACATTCCCAGTAATCAACCAACAGGAGAACAAGTGACTATAGAAGGTAATACTACAGAAGAGAAAACTGCTAATATGATA